ACGTAAATATTGACCGCTTGTGCCATTGGGTATAAAACCAGTTTGACCGGTGGATATTTGATACAGTAATTGACTAGCATCACCGCCAGTTACATTAGAAGTATGAAGTGCATCACCATTCAAATAGCCTGAAAAAGTAGGGGCAGAAAATACGCCGGTGCTTGGGTTCCAGGTTAATGTAGTAGATGTAACGTCTATATTAGTAATTTGACCCGTATTTACAGGACTAAATGTAGGATAAAACGTACCATCTACAGTTGTATCAATTATTCCGATACTTTCTGTGGCCGATATTACAAACGGTTTGCCTTGGCCAATAAAGGTATTAAAGCTACCATCAAGATTAAAATAAGCCTGTATTGGCAGTATATTCTGTACGTCAGAATTCGATGGCTGGGTCATAAAAAACCTTAGTAAGCTGTTGCTTCAAATAAAATAACGTCACCAGCGGTCATATTAGCGGCTAAACCAGTTGTAATTGAGAAGCTAGTTAAAGTTGCACCAGTAGCAGAACTGGCTGTTTGCTGAAGGAATAATGTACTTCCTTGAGTAATATCCCAAGCTTGCACAATCCATCCATTAGGAGCAGTAGGAAATTCAAGAACACCAGTAGAACCTGGGCTTGTTCCTACAACAACTTTAAATGCGGCTGTACTACTAGCAGTAATTACTGGGCCAGTACCAAATCCTGAAGTAACTGTAGGCGGTGTTGATGACCATACTAAATTTCCACCTAAGGAAATAGTTAAAGGGTTTTCAGTATTACCGCTTAATGGTGGGGAAAATACTACTCCACCAGGGCCAATCAAGCCGGTACATACTCCATTAGCATTAAAGGTAGCTTGAACTGGAACGATTTGATTTGTTGAAGTATTTGCAACTTGATTGGTATATGACATTTTTAATCCTTACGATTGGTCGCCAACTGGCGTTATATACAGGCTTCCTGACGTTCCAATTGCGGTAACAGAAAAGGTCTGTGGAACCGCAATAATCATTGGTTGTTGCATGGAAATGCCTAGAATTACTGTGTTTGTCGTGCTTGCGGAAGGCAAAACCGATGCTCCGGCTGTACCAGTACCACCTACTACCGGGGCAATTGTAATCGCCACCGGTGTAGCCGCAACATTCAAAAACGCACAATAATCCATTTGGTTATTTCCTGAAGCACTAATAGTGACCGCAGTAGAAGAAGTGCCTGAAACCGTTACAGCAGTTGTAGGCCCAATAGGACGTAATACGTTAGTGGTAGCCATGATTAAACCGCCGTTACTGGCAATGGGCCGTCAGAACGTACGATTTGAATTGTATAAACACCAGCAGTTGGAGTTACAGTACCAGCAGTAATGTTAGCAAATTGAATTGACAATACACCAGCAGTTAAACAATCTGCTTCAGCAATCACAATACCAGTAATTTGTGAACCATTTAAACCAATAACTTGAATAATGTCAGTAGTTAATAAACCAGGTATGTTAAAAGTTTGTGCGGCACTAGATAAAGTAGTAACTGCAACTGGAGTTAATGATGGGGCAATATAGAAAGTGCTAAGTGCATTTCCACGGGCAATAGTGGTTGATGGCATGATATTTCCTTTAAATGAGGATGATTAATTATAAGCTTAAAAAAGAAAAAAACCACCCTTCATGGGGGTGGCTTTCTTCATTATTTCCTAGTTCCTATTAAGGTAGGAATGTTAAGTCGTAACCGTACACAAAAACGTCCATAGTGGCGGCCGCACCTTGTGCAGTACCAACGTTTAAGTAAAGGTTTTGAACAGAAGTTGATGCAGTTGAAGCAACAGTACGTTGGCTTACAACAGTTGCACCAGTTAATGCTGACAATGCGGCGTTAGCTACGATGCCTGTACCACCAGCGGCTGGTGCAGTAAATACGCCAGCTAAAGCAGTTGTCAAACTGGTTGATGCGTTAGTGAAAATAACGTTTGAAACAGAAAAGCTACCAGTACAAAGTGTTGGTAGAACTGTATCGCCGGTTGCGTTAACGTTAACACCCTGATAAGAAGCAATCAAACGTAATGCTTGATTGGAACTTAATTGTTGTGGGTGATTCGTTACGGTTGTTGCTGGTCCTGGATTTGCCATGATTTATTCCTTAATATGTTTAAAAAGTAGGGGTTTCCCCCTACGATTGATTACGATGCGATACGGCAAGCAAGTTCAGGATACAAAGGTGCCCAGCCATACAGAACATCTAAACGAGTAGGAATACTATCGTTATTGATGGTGTATTGACGTACAACACGCATTGACAAACCAATTTCCTTGTCACTAGCACGGCCAGCAAAATGAACGCCTTCAGGCAATTCCAAGTCAGCACAAGCCAGGGTAAACGCATTGCGGTGCATCAAAATGTTTTGTGCAGAAACGATACCGGTGTTGTTAAACGGGGTAGCAGTTTGTGAACCAGTTGATGTAATGCTTACGTTTTGGAACTGACCAGCGGTGATGATAGCTGGAACAACAGTAACAGTAGCAGTACCACCGGAACCGATTGCAGTTGTGGATTGAACTACGAATGAACGCAGTTTGTTACCATAAGTTTGACGGTTTTGTGGGTTAACTGCATAAACGCCAGCGATAGTAAATGTATCACCTTGGTTTAATGTAGCGGCCGCAGAAGTAGCACCAACAGTAATTGCGCTTGAATAAGCCCAACCACTTGATAGGAAGCCAGTTGCAGTTGTTACGTTTACTGACAAAGTAGCTGTTGAGTAAGAACCGAATGTTTGTGAAACAACGTTTTGGTCCATACGCCAGTTCATACCACCTGAATCACGGCCCATCAAGCCTTTTGTATATTGGCTAGAAATCTGTGCAGTTGGAACAAACAAACCTTTTAAGCTATCAACAATAGTTGCAGATGTGAATGGCTCAACAATTACAGAACGGCGGCCATCACGTGGAGCACCTTCAGAATCCAAATAAGCGGCGGCTGTTAGGTAAGTAATCAAACCGGTAGGCGCAGTACCAGCGGTACCAACGATGTTTGCGGTGTTGTTCTTAGCCATTACTAGGCCATCACGGTCCATTTTGTTAGCAATAGTAGCAATTGCTGGTTTCAATACACGGTCGCTAAACATATCCAAGGACAAAGCCAAGTCTTGTGTAGTGAACTGGGTATCAACGTGGAACTGTGTTGACAAAGTTACAGGAACTGAAGTTTCATTGAAATCTTCAACGTTCAGGGCTGGACCGGTTGTACCGATAAAGCGGCCTGGACGGCGTACGTTAACAGTTTGACCGATTTTTGCGCCAACTACAGCAAATTGGTCATCATAGTTACGGTCAACTTCACCAGTAAAGGTAAGTTCATTTTCAAGAACCATCAACGCTTCGTTGGTGATTTTGCTAATGGTTAATAAATTATTACTCATGATAATTCCTTAAAATTAAATTAGGTTTAACCTTATCTAATCTTCCCAGCTAACCGGCCAGCTTTCCATTGTTGGAATGATAGTTTTTCACCATCCATTGCAACATCAGCTACGCCACCAGTTGACCTTAAAGGACGAATAGGTTCAGGTGCATTAGACTTCGCCGCAACAGTTTTCTTTTCAGCTTTGGCTGGGGCTTCAGTTTTTTCAAACTGGCCTTCCAGCTTCCCAATTAGTTTTAAAGCACTAGAAGTTGACATGGTTGTTAGCTTTTCAGCTAATTCATCATCACTTGCAAGTTCATATAGGATTCTTGGTCCTACATCGCTTTCAAGGATTGCATCACGAATTGTGTCGTTTACCTTCACATCACTTGATGCCACCATATCTTCGTAATCAGGTAATTCTGCTTTAGTAGATTCAAGCTTTTGTTGCCAGGTCTTAATGACCGTTTCACGTTTAGCTTCAACTTCCTTTTGCTTTACTTCCTGTTCACGTCTTGCTAATGCGTTTTCCGCTGACCAATCCGCTAATGCTTCTGCATATTCAAAAGCATCTTTAAAATCGTCCGGCGTTGGCTTTTGATTGCTGTCAGGCGGTGCCTTATTGCTTTCTAATGCCACTAAACGCTTTTCTAATGCTTCTGCCCTGGCTTCTGCTTCTTTACGTGCCTTGGTCAATTCAGAAAAACGCTTTTCTAACTTTGGGTTTTGCTTCTTTTCTTCTGTTTCGGTCGCTTCATCTTCAACTAACTTTGGTTCACTCTGTTCTTTATCTGCCGCTGGCTCTGAAGGACTTTCATCAACTTCAGCCGCAGTTGGGCTTGATTCGGAAGCTAAACCTAATTTATTAGCATTGAAATCCGCTAAATTTTCACTTGTTACTACTGTTCCAGCCTGTTTGGGCTGTTCTGTTACTGGTGCATCTGACATGGTATTTATCCAAGAATTAACCCTATGAATACACCATAGGTAGTGTTGTTAAGTAATCTTAATACTATATCTAGTGTTTTGCAACACTACATCATTGGTTGTGGCGGTTGTTGTGTTTGTTGTTGTTGTGGGGGCGGTGGAAGCATTGCCGCCATATTATCTTCAATACTCATTGCCGCTTTGTTCATATAGCCACTTTGTTCTTGATTACGGGCTTGTATTTCCCGTTCTAATCTAGCGGTATCCATGTGGCCAAGGATTAATTGCATTAAAGCATCAATTTCAGTCTTGTTCTGTGTAGTGACTGAACGGGTATTTTGGTCATGAAGTTTAACTTCTGCGGCCAATACTGCCCGTCTATCTTCACCAACTTGACGTACTTGTTCAACATCTTGACGGTTCTTAATAACCATTTGCAATTGTTGAATTTGTTGTTGCATTTGTTGCATTTGTTGTTGACTATTGGCCAATTGCATTTGAACTTGCGGTGGGATAGGTGATTTATCGTCAATTTGGGCTAATGGATTGACTGAAGCTAGGCGGTCTGCAATCACATCTGCGCCTGGGAAATCCATATTTCTAAAGATTAAATCCCCGGCTTGTTGCATTAGGGATGGGTCAGCAGATAACAAGGCCATCATAGAATCTACAGCTTCCTGGCGTTTGGTGTTGTAACCAGGGCCAGTTTCCATCACTACGTCATATTCACCTACAGTAACGTCATTGAGTATTAATTCAACACCGTTTTCGCCTTGTTGGCCTGTTTTTTGATTAATTGTGGTTAATTCAGGTTTGCCATCATCCCCAATAATTCGCATTACACGTTCTGTATTGTAGATTTTAGGGATTAAATCAAGAATGATTCTGCCAGTATGAGCAATTGAACGGGTCAAATTGTCGTAATAATGGAAGTTGGTCATATCAATCTGACCTTGTTGGCCTTGCAATGCTTTACCGCTAATGTTGCCTTGTGGCAATTGATTAGGGTCAAAGATACCTACTACGGCTTGCAAATCTTGGGTAATAGATTGTGCCGCTGACATAATAGCCGCTGGCGGTTGCTCTGGTACCTGACGAATTGGGGGCGGTGCAGTTTGGCCATTAATGTCAGTTTGCTTGTAACGCAAATAAGCATAGGACGTATTGTTAGCACTAGCCCATTCTTGTTCGTGGCCTTCATCTTGGCCTTCAGCCATAATCCATTTAGCCCGTGGTGCTAGGGCTACGGATTCAGTCATGGATGTTTGCCAGAAGTTGTACATTCTTTGTGGGTCTTTAGCCATACGAACCAGGCCAAACTTCTTACGTTTGTTATCTACTACGCATTGCTGGCCATAAGTTGGTACAACTGGAATGTATTTACCAGCCCAAGTGCCTTCTTCAAGCACTTCCATAGCAGTAACTTTGCACCATTTAATAGATTTTCTAAAGGTTTTACGGCGGCTTACTTCATAAATGCCAGCCATATCCATTACTTCAGCATCCGGCAATTCATCTTCATAAGCAGTTGTTCCATCTGACAATAGAACTAAATGGGTGCTTTCAATACGGGTATAAAAGTATTCAGCTATGCGAATATCGTGCTTTGTTACCCATTCTGTGTTGCTATCTCCAGTTCCACGGGCAGAAAAACTACCGCCATCGTCCTTACCTGGGTACATCTTTCTAAAGTTTTCTTTAGCTAAGACTACAGTAATTAAACATTTCTCTGCATCTGAACCATCAGGTGCGGTTGAATTAGGGTCGAAATATACGGTAAACGGATTGTCAATGGGCTTAATATAGATTTCTTGGTCAAACGAATCAGGACGTACATAGTCAGTAGTTACACGCCAATAACCCCATCCCATACGTACCGCAAAATCATAAGCCGTGTCATAAGCATGGTCAGCATTTGAATTAACTTCAACATGGCGGCAAATACCAGTAATAACTTGCGCCATCTTGGCATCAGTTTCATTATTCATGCCCTGGCACTTAATACGTGGGCGTTGCTGGCGTTGTTGATTGGTAATCTGCCTTACATACGCATCAACTTTATTGATGGTTAGGCATGGCCTGGCTTCTAATGTTCTGCTATTTTGGATTTCTACTGGCCATTGGTCACCAGCGGCAAACTTTACGTCATCTAGGGCT